AGGTCCCTCCGGACACCAACACGACATACGGAAACATGAGCGGGGCAACGGGATCGGCAGCTGGAAAGGCCGGTCTTGTTCCGGCTCCGGCTCAGGGTGCGTCCAACCGGTACCTCCGCTCCGATGGTACGTGGCAGGTCCCTCCGGACACCAACACGACATACCCGCTCGCCAGTCAATCGGTTAACGGTCTCATGTCAGCTGCCGACAAGCGGAAGCTCGATGGTCTCTCGAGTGACGTCGCCGGATCCATCCCGCTCGCCACGCCGTCCAGAGATGGTTTGATGCCTAAAACCGACAAGGCGAAGCTCGATGCGATCGGACCGATACCCACCAGCACGATCGACGGTTTCTTCAGAATTTGATATTTTTAGGAGGTATGATATCATGGTAGCTTATCTTGACGAGGGGGGGCTCGGTATCTAGTCAGGAAGGTTCTTGACCGGATCCAGCCCGTTGGATCTCTCTATTTCAGCACTACTAGCACGTCCCCAGCGAGTTTATTCGGTGGCACTTGGGAACGCTATGCGCAGGGACGAGTAATGGTCTCTGCATCGGACACCGATACAGACTTCACCGTCGGCAAAACCGGCGGAGAGAAGACGGCAGTTCATGCTCACTTTCAGACCATTGGTGGCGGTACCAATGGCGATCCGACCGTGTATTTCGGTGGAGACGTTGCTCCGGACACACTGCACGACACGGTTCCCGCTTATACGCCGCAACGTCGTAACTGGCTGGCCAATCGCGTCACGCAGCTCAAAAAAGAGGCCGAACACGGCAACGCCCAGTTTGTGGAAACCGAAACCCATCAGGCGAAAACGTCAACACTTCAGCCGTATGTAGCTGTGTATGTCTGGAGGCGAACGGCCTAAGCGATTCTGCGCCAAATATAGACAGCCACATACGGCTGAATCGTGCTCACCCTTCGATGATTGTTGCCTTCCGGCAGAACAATCCGCACGCCGTTATTCGCGACATCGGTTGTCGCATAATGGTTCAACGCCTGCGATCTCACCGTTGCTCGCCACACGGTATTGCCGCCCGGAATGGTCTCGACATGGGCAATGAAATCCTGTCCGCGATTGGCCCATTCAGCATACATTTGGGTCAAATCAACAGGTGCCGTCTTCTCTCCGCCGGTTTTGCCGACTCCTCACGGAAAGGCAAGACCTATAATGGTTGCATATTTGGATCAAGCAGGTGTACAGCACCTCATCGCGAAGATTCGTAATACGTTTTGGCCGGTCGGCACGATTCTAGCGACGACCAGCACCGCATCACCAGCATCCTATCTCGGAGGCTCCTGGGAGGCGTATGCTCCCGGAAGGACGCTGGTGGGTGTGTCCACAACGGATACCGATTTCACCCTCAACAAGCAGGGCGGTGCGAAAACTGTTAATGTCGGCCGTTCGACTGATCTAGCAACTGGAGCGAAATTCAACGATCATGCTGGAGTAAATGTCGCATGGCAAGACACCAGTGCGCATGAACCTGTTAAGATCGCGTTTGGATTCGAACTGGAAACCAAAGGCGGTGTGAATTGGAACACTAAAACGACTACTACAGGAACGAAGGTTTACGGAAACCTTCCGCTCATGAATCCATATGTCGCCGTTCATTATTGGCGCCGTGTCGCCTAAGCAATCCTACGCCAATAGCATACAGCAACATATGGCTGTTCAATGTTGATAGGATTATTTGGGTATTCGGTCTCACCAGCATGGCCTCTACCAGCGGTATGAGCAAATCGAGGATACCAATTTCCATTCTGTAGATACTGTCCCGGATAAGTCCATTGATTCATAACGAAGTTCGCACCGCTCATATTCGTATCGCCGCTAGCGTAAGCGAATAGATCATGAATGTGCGGCGGAAGTTCTTTTTGCGATATGGTATGAGTTGCTGCTCCGCCAGTACTGTTAAGCGGATGATGCTCATCCACACCCACCAGCGTCCTTCCGGGAGCATACGCCTCCCAGGAGCCTCCGAGATATTATATAGAAAGGATCATATCAATGCATTGGATCGAAATGTTGATCACAATCATTGGATCGGTATTCGCATCCAGTGGATTGTGGACATTGATCTTGTATAAAGCAAAACAAAAAGATACCGGACTTCTTATGACCCGTGGTATGGCACATTACCAAATCATAGAGGAGGGTCAGAAGTTCATTGAACGCGGATGGATTACCCATGAGGAATACGACGACTTCATGAAGTATCTTGGCAACCCGTATCTGGAGTCCGGATCGAATGGTCTGGCGAAAAAAATGATCGATGACATATCGGACCTTCCGTTCAAATCGATTTCGTCGATTCATAGTACTATGGATCATTAAGACGTCGCGTTACATACATGGTCCTTAATGAAAGGAGCCATTATGAACAATGACAAGTCCCCTTATGGTAGCTATGAAACACAACTCGAGAACGGATACTTAAGGATCAAGGGTGCAACACATCTTGGATGCTTAGCACTTACCGCTATCGTCTATGACGGTGATATTCGCATACCATGCGAAGTCATCGAAAAAGACGGATTGGTAAGACGCATAAGTTTCAAGCTGAAATATATGCCTTGGTTTGCTAGTAGAAGTATCGTTAAGGGTTTGAAATTCATCATGTTCCCAAAAAGGGTCTGTAAATCAAAAGCCATCATAGAGGCACTCATTTCAGAATAAAGTATAAGAGCCTATGCACCACGCATGGGCTCTTATACTTTCCTCACGCAAACCATAGAAGAAAGGATCATATATCATGGCCGAACACGCCGATCAGAAAACGTCATTTCTCACCGATGCAGGCTATGACGGCCTCGTCAAGGCCGCACGTCGATATCTGCCTGCGCTCAGTGTATTGCTGATCGTGATCGCCGGTGTCTGCACGCAGCTCGGTCACGTTCCCGGCATGGAGGCCGCCACGGCCGGTCTGGCAACGGTCTCCGGTGTCTGCATGGCACTGAGCTGGGGCATCAACGAACTGCTCAAGCGTGCCAAGGATCAGTGGAACACTTCAACCGATTCTGACGACACCACCGATGCTGACGAAGATCAAACTCAGGACTAACGACGCATAAGAGCCTGTGCACTACGCATGGGCTCTTATATTTTCGCGTGTGATACATGCTCCTTAATGAAGACAAACAAAGGAGTATATCATGGAAACCTGGACTTTTGTCACTAAGCGCTATAGCGTCAGGACCTGCAAGGCCCTCATCGACTGGATTCACAATAACCTCACTTCCGTAACGAAGTGCGATATATTGGAAATTCCTATGATGAAGCCTTCTGTAGTCGTGATCACCAGTGACATCAATGACATTACCAAGTTCAAAGCTTACCTGAAGACTATCACATTGGTCTGAACAAGAGCAAACCGCACATGCGGCTTGCTTTTTATTTTTATTTTTTTCGCGCATGATACATGTCCTTTATTGAAGAAATTCAACAATATCAAAGGAGTAATCATGCTTATCATCGACAAGATTTTGAACCGAACCGAATCTTTCACCGTCGATGGTTATTGCAAGGACCAAGATCAAGTGAATACGATTCTTAACGTGGTCGGCTCTTTACCATACGTAAAGAACTACAACCATGCCGTAGTAACGTATCCATTTTACGATCATCTTACCTTGTACATAACCATCACTACGTGGGGACACGGGCGTCGAGATCAAATCGCAAAAAAGATCGCTGAAACAATGTATATTGATGAATAATCATCAAAGCCCGAGTCGCACATGCGGCTTTGGCTTTATATTTGTAATCGCGAATGAAACATGTCCTTTAATGAGAACCATACCATCATTAAAGGAGAAAACCATGTTCGCTGCAATTTCCGCCATTGCCATCGCAATCGCCGCTCTCGCTGGAGAGTACTATGCGGTCGCTTTGACGCAAGAACACTGAACACCATTTCCTCTAATCAGGAATGATCAATAGAAGCAGAGCCATCTGCTTTGCTTCTTGTCCGATGATGTGTATGGTTTATATATATTTTTTTTGGGCAAGGAGCTTGATGATGCGTTCGCGAATTAATCATGGTCCTTAATGAGAAGCTATATATCAACCAAAGGAGTTATTATGGACCTCATCAAGACTATTTTCAAGACCGTCGTCTGGGGCGCAATCGCCATCATCGCTATATTCGTTATTGCGATTGTCCTCATCGTCTGCGGATTGTTCTAGCTTGATCAATCCCAATAATGACAAGCCGTTAACCACACGGCTTCTCATTTATCCGATATGTTGAGTATAGCTGTAACGTCACGTACCACCACTGAGACCGGACATGGCGTTTATATTTTTTCGCGCATGAATCATCGCCTTTGATGACAACATAACCGAAAGGAGCAAACATGTCCAATCAATCGAAGAGCATTAATCAGAAGTTCGATGAACAGATCGATGCATATTTGGATCGTCTCAAGGAGGAGATGAATCCGGAGAACGAATCCGATTTGAACGATGATTTGACAAGGACTTCCGAAGTCACAAGAGACACTCTTGATGGCGACGGCAACGTCACGAGTTCGGTTGTGGAACGTCACGATGAACTGACGAACCACAATCTGGAATCGCTGAAGTCGCTGGTCGCCGTCAAGAACGACTATAATGAACAGAAGAAGAGCCTCATCGAAACCGTCGTGAAAGCCGGAGTCTCGCTCGCTGGAATCGTTATCTTGCTGGGATTCGAAGCAAATCACACCATCAGTTCGAGAAGCCTCGGGTTTCTGCCCAAACCGAAGATCTGACATGTAATTCATAGGATTACGTCATAGCCTGAGTCGCACATGCGGCTTTGGCTTTATATTTTTTGGATCGCGATTTATACATGGCCTTTAATGGCCGAATAACCGACAAAAAAGGAGAAACATGGATATCAAGACAACATCCAAGAATCTGTTCAGCACCGCAAAGGACCGTGTCAAGGAACTTTGGGACAAAGAACAGGAAGAGGACAATGTTGATCTCGTGATTCGTCGTCTCAACGAAGGATATTACGATCGACTGCCGAATGGCCAAGAACGCAAACACCATGCTGTGTGTATTGTCATGGACAAGCTCGGAACCGCAAGTCTACAGCTTGACGTCGTACGACGTTATCTGAAAGCTTTGTCGGACCAAGCCTACCACGACTGACACATTGCTGGCGAATGACACTTGGCCATTCGCTTTTTTTTATTTTTAGGAGTAAAACATGGCAAGAAGACCAGTCGGACGACTTAAATTCACTCGAAAATTTCATAATAAGATATCACCTCATATTTCAGGACCAAAAATCGCTCTGAATATGTTCTATGCTTGGATGCTTGGACGTGATATTCCTTGCAGACTATATGAGCGTCGCATTGATATTCCGATCGAAACCTGGGATGAGTACGATGTTCAGATCATGGACGGACTTGACGCGATCAACAATATATTCCATGCCAATTTCCAGGAAAGGAAGTGGTGACATGAGCGGTGCTTATACTAATCATATTGTCCTTCTCGGCAAGCAGGGCTCCGGCAAGACGTCTATTGCCGAAGAACTTGCTCGTCGAGGGTTTCAGCGCGTCGTATCGGTGACCACACGTCCTCCTCGTGATGGCGAAGAGGATGGTGTCGATTACTGGTTCGTGGACGATGCCGAATTCGATGCAGCTTTGCCGGATTTGGTGGCCGTTCGAGAATACCGGACCATATTCGGCACGTGGCGTTACGGCGTGAATCTTCAGGATATCAATGCCGATGACGACACTGTGACCATTCTTGATCCGACTGGATATTTGACCATCAAAGACCGCATCACCGATCGATTCGGAGTCTATCTGCATATCGATGACAATATTCGATATCAGCGACTACTTCTTCGAGGCGACGATCCGGAGGAAATCAGTCGTAGGGAACGCGACGATGCCGCCCAGTTCGCTGTACTCGAGGAACGGCTTACCGATGTCATGGACATGATGTCCAATGGTAAACGATGGGTCAATTTCGAGGAATTCTCGAAAGGTGGATACGATACCAGTCGAACCGTGACTGAAGAAGTCGATAGAATTCTACGATATATGAACGCGTTTAATCGCGGAGAGATCAATTATGAACGAGCACCGCAACCAGTGTTCGATCATGATCCGGAATTCTGATTATAGCTAAGGAGAAAACATGTTATTTGCACTGAAACATCTACCACCGAATTTCCGCGAGCAGTTGCACAATGAGGAGGTGGCATCGGTACTCTTTCCCAAGATCATGGATAGGTCGTATCAAGCGCCACATAATGTCATCAGCGGCTGGTGTCAGTATGTTCGACCGAATGGCGTATCATTCTGGGTGTATGCGGATGACGACGGCGCTGTCTGCATCGAAACCGAGGCGGTGAGAAATGCCACGAATACGACAACGGTCGACGGGGATTTCGATATCCATACTTCGAAGAATGAGCTTACTCGTTTTATCGAGCAGATAGCGCCATGGATACTCGACTGCAATTTTAGACAAGCCATTATACGATCATCGCAAGGCATATCGCTGTTCTTTTCCGAAAACGGCATGACTCGATGGATATTTCGTGTGTGGGGGCCAAAACGATGGTTATTGTGCAACCCCGAATATGATTATGATCGTGTATAATCGCGAACCATTAACCATTAATAAAGGAGTTATCATGAAGTTCAGCACCTTCTTCGGAAAGTACACCATTTGCAGCCTTATCTACACTGCTATTTCGATGCTGCTAGGAATCGCCGGTTTCGGCGTTCTCTACCACATCGGAAAGAAAGCTGAAGAGAAGGATGAGAAGGAAAATCCGATCACTGCTGATGACATGAATCTAAATAATGACTAATGTCATCCAAGGCTAAGGCCGCATTTCACACATGCGGCTTTGGCTTTAACTTTTAAGGAGTAAACATGAGAAATAAAATCGAATTATATCGTGAAGCACGACTGTGGATTACCAAGGTCATTATCCCATTGGCTGGAATGGCGACATTATATTTCAGCAATCCTGACAATCGTGCCGACTTCAAAACCCGTTTTCTGAAGTCAAGAATCGAAAAGAAACTTGGAGGTCTGCTATGAGTTATGATAACCCTAAGGAATACGGCGTATATTTGAACAAAGGCGAGCAGGAAGTCCATTTTCCCATCGGATTAGCTTTCGATAGCGAGCAAATCCCGGAAGGGAAACAGGCTCCGCTCAAGACACTCGAAGAAGCGGCCGAATTGACGGAAGCGATCAAAGACCAGCTGAAAGGACAGAATGACCCCGAAGCCGATTACGAATCGCTTCGCCAGCATTCCCTCGAAGAATTCTGCGACGTATATCAGACGCTGGTAAATATCGCATTCGCTTTCGGATTTTCCCAGACCGAGATCGAGAACACTTATATGAAGGTCGTTCGTCATAACGACGAACGAGGACGTTATCCTTCCGATGAATTGGAGGAAAGTTGGCTTGGCTGAAACAGTACTTCCAGTTCGGTTACGTTATGGTGGTTAAGGCATATGCCAAAACCATTGCCGCCGAATGCAAGCTGTTAAGCGCGATCTATAATTCAGGTCACGTTACAGACGTGATGATAATGAATCGCGAATTCGATGGAGTATATACCATACGAGTCAAAACCAGTGTGCTTACGACTCCATTCGCCTTGCAGAAAAGGATCGCCAAACAACTGGTGCATTTCTAGACACTGTAAACGCGAACCATACATACCCCTTGATGAGAACCATACACAACCTAATGAAAGGAACAATCATGGAAGATCAGAACAAGGAAACCACCGAAGTCGTCGAGACCGAGGAGAAGAAGCCCAACAAGATCGTCCAGTTCGTCAAAGATCATAAGGACCGTATCAGGGATATCACCATTGGAGCCGCTGCCGCCACAGGACTCGCATTGCTGATTCACCTGGGAAAGTCCGACGATGTTGACGACGAGGACGACGATTGGAACTATTCCTCATCCGACGAATCGAATTCCAACACTGAATCCACAGATTCCTCGCAAGAGTGAATTGTTCTACAAGCCAGAGTCGCACATGCGGCTTTGGTTTTTTTTTTTATTCATTTATCAGAAAGGTCGTTATGGTGAGTAATATCATCACAAACGGACGAAAATTCCTAGGCAGAAATTCCCATACTATTCTCACAGGCACGGCAGTGGTGGGCGTGATCGGAACCGCCGTCATGGCGTCACGAGATACCATTCAGGCGAATGATCGTCTGCTGGAGTATCGTATGGAGCTCGATGGCAAGCCATATGACAAGAAGGAGCTCGTCAAACGAATTGCTCCATGTTATATTCCGACCGCGTTGACTGTCGGAGCAACGATCACCGCGATCGTCGGTGCCCATCAGACCGCCACGCATAAGATCATCGCGTATTCCTCGGCATATACCATGGCCCAGGAAGCCGCGACCATCTATCGTGATAAGGTGCACGAGATCGTCGGCGAAAAGAAAGCCAAGGAAATCGAAGCGGCTGTGGCCAAGGACCAAATCGCCAAATCCAAAGACGACGTTTCGGCCGTGGTCATTGGCGACGGCAATGTACTGTGCATGGACGGATTCAGCGGACGGTTCTTCCCGTCGACCTTGGAGAAGATCCGCAAGGCCCAGAACGATGTCAATTACAAGATGAATGCTGAAATGTATGCATCGTTGAATGACTTCTATGAGGCCTTGGATCTGCCCTATATCGGTTGTGGTGATGATCTCGGTTGGACGTCGGAACATCCGATTGAACTGAGTTTCAGCACCACACTGACCCCTGATGGGAAACCGGCACTCGTGGTGAATTTCCACGAATCGCCGATGGCTGACTATCGTAATCTTATTTAAGTATCAACAAGGAGCAAATCATGTCGTATATTTCCCTACTCGCCCAAGCCGGTAAAGCAGCGGCTCCATATCTGAAGCCTCTTGGCATCCGATTGGGCAAATCCATCTGTACGGGTGTGCTTACTCAGCTTGCGGGTAAGTATGCATTCCGTATAACCGGGGACCATATTCTGGCGCAACGTGATCGCGATATTCGCGAAGCGGTGAAACAAGATATGGAACTCAAACAACTCATGGCCGAACAAAAGATCGCCATGGTAAATCAACAACAGGAGGAAAACTAATATGATCAAGGAAACCATTTCCTACGAGGACATCGACGGCAACAGCAAGACTATGGATGCGTATTTCCATCTTTCCATGCGTGAAATGCGTCAACTGCTGAAAGACGGCATCCAGGAAAAGCTTGATGCTGTGACTTCCGGCAAGGCCTCTACGGATACCATGTTCGATCTGATCGACGTTTTGATCAAAACGTCTTTCGGCAAGCGAGTCGAGTCTAACGGTGAAGCGCGTTTCGTGAAGGATCCAGAACTTACCGAAGCCTTCATGAATTCCGATGCGTACGACAGCCTGTTGGGCAAGATGATGTCCGATGACACGTTCGCAACGCGATTCTTCACTGGTCTGGTACCGAAGGCATTGTCTGAACGCTTGAATGCTATCGGCAACGGCGCGACTCAGAACGCGCTCCCTCCGGAAGCGGCTCAGTATCTCGCTCAGCTGAACCAGCAGAATAACTGATTCCCATATATGAAATAACGAGGAAAGGGTCTGGACAATGTCTAGGCCTTTTCCTCATGCATGTTTGAAAGGACAAAGAGCATGGCAGAAGACGATCGCAAGCCATTAGTCGTCGATGTCTCTCGACAGAACCTAGGTCTTCCGGAATCCAAAGAAGCATCGAAGAAAGCAGCAGTCGCTCATGGTAAACTCAAAGAGGATACCATGGTCGAGAAAGGCGTGAAACGCTTCTTCGGAGGTGATCCGAAAGACGTCATGATGTATATGCTGACCGACGTGCTGGTGCCGGCACTCAAGGATACGTTCGTCGATATGGTCATCGGCGGAACGAAACGAATGGTGTATGGCATGGGCGCGTCTGATTATCGCCCGACCAGTCCTCGATTGGTTCGACGCGATAACCCGAGTTATTCACAGAACACGAATTACAACGCCATGTCGAGCAATCGACGTGTGATCGACAGCACAGTTCGTGAACGCCACGATTTCAGCAAGGTCGTGTTCCCAGACAGACCGTCGGCTGAAAATGTCCTGACGGCCATGAACGATTATATTCAGCAATATGGTGTCGTTCGAGTGAAGGACTTCTACGAATTCGCTGGAATCACCGCTGAATACACCGATCAGAACTGGGGATGGCATGATATTCGTGGCAGCCGTGTTCGATCGATCTATGGCGGATATATCGTGGAACTTCCACCTACGGAGCACCTGCAATGAGCGACCGGGACGAGCTGAGGAACGATAAATCATGGTTACATCGCCTGTTTCGACATTTTCCGGAGATAGCGAACTTGACGATTGATATCACTATTGATTGGCCGGGACGATTGCCGAATACGGCCGTAATCACAACCAGAGATGGACGGAAATATCTATATACGTCCGATCCGAGTTATGATTTCGGCACGATTGAGGAGATATGATGGATCGTTTTATTGCCATGGTGAAATTCCAACAGCTTTTCCCGGAACTCTCGGAGCGAGTTCAGAAATATCGCCGGATGGATAACCATACGGCATTGATCATATTATTCAGCGGAGCGCACTATGTGTTTCGCTGGGAATCAACCAAAAAATGGACTCTGCAAACAGAGTTCGCCTACAAAAACAAATAAGGAGCAAACATGTCTATCAAAAGCACATTGGTCAAAACCGCAGCTAAGAGTGGTCTCTTTCTGAAGAAGCATAGCCCGGAAATCCTGACGTATTCGGGCATCGTGCTGGGTGTCGCCGCAACAGTCACCGCATGTCGGTCGACCATGCATATCGATGATGTAAAGAAGAACCATGAAACCGAGATGAGCCGCGTCGAAACCCTCGAAAAGATGGTGGATAACGGCGAGCTCGATGACGGCGATTTCACGGTCAATGAAGCGGCTTCGTCGAAGCAGATCATCTACATGCGTACCACCGTGGCTTATGCGAAGCTCTATGCTCCGACCATTATTCTGACCGGACTGAGCATTGCCTGCATTCTGTCGGCACATAACATCCTCCAGACTCGATACACGGCTGTGGCTTCGGCATTCGCAGCCGTAACCGCCAAGTTCAGCGATTACCGCGAACGTGTCGTGGCCCAGTATGGCGAAGAGGTCGATCAGAAGTTCTATCAGAACATCGACACCGTCGAAGTTACCGACGACAAAGGCAAGGTCATCGAGACCAAGAAGGAGCAGAACGTCCAGACGCTGAGTCCGACCGATAAATGGTTCGGACCGGATTCTCAGATCTGGGATCACGAATCCCCTGATATGAATACCGTGATGCTGAAATCCGCATTGGATCGCGCTCAGAACAAGCTCGATTACACCGGGCATCTGTTCCTGAACGATGTCTATCGTCTGCTCGGTCTTCCAGATACCAAGGAAGGCGCTGTGCTCGGTTGGATCAATACTCCTGATCGCGATTCGATTGTCGACTTCGGCGTATTCGGTTGCAGTGATGATCCCTGGGACAATGTCAAGGATTGCCCGTGGGATGGCAAGGAAGAGATCCTTCTTCAGTTCAACTGCGACGGCATCGTCTACGATCAGATCTGATCGTTATATGTAACATGGGAGCGTCATTGGAATCGTGGCGCTCCCTTTTTATTCGAAAGGAGCGAACATGAATCGTGAGAATCTGATATTCGCCGGCATCGGATTCCTGGCCGGTGTCGCCGTCACGACCGTCGTCGGATATTTCGGTGTATATCGAAAGTATATACCGCTTCGACAGCTGGAGGACGAAGTCAATCAGCTCGAGGAGCAACGTCAATCCAAAGGACGTCAGCTCGATGCCATGGATGAGGCGTACGAAGAGCGAAAAGCGGCATACGAGAAGGATCTCCAAGAACGGTCGGATCGTCTCGATATGTACGATAGCGACATCGCCGACGCCAAAAAAGAACTCGAAGCAATCAAACCGAAAACACCAGAACAGGAGCCTGAAACCTTGACCAAAGACGAAACCAAAATCTTCGCGCGATTCGAAATCCATGACGGCAATCCTCGATGGGATGGGCCGTTGACCGATGAGGAACAGGCGTCATACGATGCCTGCGATGGGGACGAAAATCTTATTCTCGGGCTGCTCACCGAAGTGAAGGAACATCGATTCAAGAACTCCATCGATCCGAACCGAACCGCGTATATGATCGATGATTACGAGCACAAGACCGCTCCGGACTTCATCGATACGGTGTATCTTGACTACTATGTCAGAGACGACAAACTCGCCGAAGGACGAGTGCTCGTCGAACGTCCGGATGATCTCATCGATATGGCTGTGCTGGTGCAATTCGGTAAGTATGGATGGCAGGAAGATCCGAACGTCGTGATCTGCCGTAATGACACGTTCGAGACGGATTATGTCATCGAACGTCATGAGGAATCATATCAGGAATCGATGTTCGGCATCGATCCGGATAAGATCACCTTGCCGTCACATCGAGTGCTCGAAGATATGGCCAGGAAAGCCTATGAGGAGGAGCAACATGCCTAAGAGTGAACCACATGTGAAACCATATTTCGATTGGCTTCTGGAAGATGTGGTCGGTATTGATAATGATGGATATTCCAAACTCTATCATGAGATGAATGCGATCCGTTACACCTATCGTATCGCCATGGATGCCAATCGAGAAGGCGATGCTCTCGAACTCCGTGGAGATTACGAATATTACAATCATGCCCCATGTGAAGCGCAATTCCAGGGAGGAGTGGTGAGCTTCCTGGAATTCCTCATCGCAGTGATTCTACGGGTCGATAATGATCTCGCACTCAAGATGTCTCGTGCCGATTGGATGCATCTATTCATCAAAAACATGGATCTGCAAGCCTACACGGATTCATATTTCGATGCCGTTGGAGACGCATCAGAACCGGTACGACTGCTTGTCGAACGCACCATGAACCGGAAGTATAACGCCGATGGGAGCAATGGTGGGTTGTTCGTCATCAAGGGATGCGACAAGGATCTTCGACGGATGCAACTGTTCGATCAATGGACATTGTTCGGCAATTCAGACCACGATATTCCATATAAGTGGGACTAGAAAGGAGTGGGTATGGACCAAATACGAGTGACTGAAGTCAAAAGCACCAAAACCACAACCAAGGTCATTGCGAATCCTAGGGCCCGTGGATTCAAGGATCTTATTGTCAAAGGTGGACAGTTCTACGCCGTATATGATCCAGATACGCACCTGTGGTCCAGAAGTGTCGGTCGTCTCTCCGAACTCATTGATAGAGATATCAGCGAGTATATCGCAACGCATTCGGACAAGACATTGACTCCGGAATACATGGACAATATGTCCAATGGACAGTGGAACCGATATCTATCCCAACTGAAGAACCTCGATGACAGCAGCATCATGCTGGATCAGAAAGTTATATTTGACAACGACGACGTTACTCGAGAGGATTACGCCTCGTTCAAACTGCCTTATGATCTCATCGAGGGTCCAACACCGAACTACGATCGCCTGATGGAAACGATCTATGACCCGGACGAGCGTCAGAAGCTCGAATGGGGCATAGGTCTGATCGTTGATGGTAAGGATCAGAAACGTATTCAGAAATTCTTCGCCATTACCGGTGCTCCCGGTACCGGTAAATCGACGATTCTGAACATTATCCAGGAACTGTTCGGGAACTACGTTTCGTTCTTCAATGCCAAGGAACTTGGTCAGGGATATCAGTTCGCCACTGCTGCGTTCAAGAATGCGCCACTTGTGGCCATTCAAAGTGATGGTGACCTCTCAAAGATCGATGATAATTCATTGTTGAACACCATTGTGTCGCATGAATATATCAAAGTCAATGAGAAAGGCGTCAAGCAGTATGATATTCCGATCAAGACGATGCTGTTCATGGCTTCGAATAAACCAGTGAAGATCACAGACTCGAAATCAGGTCTGATCCGAAGGTTGATCGACGTCTATCCATCAGGACGAAAACTCAGCAATGCTGAATATTTCGAAGCCATGGACGGCATCAAATTCGAACTCGGTGCGATCGCCCACCATTGCCGAGAGGTCTATCAGGAATTGGGTCCGAACGCATATGGCAATTACGTACCAACCGAAATGGTGGCCAGAACGAATGATATGTATTCGTTCTTGTCAAGCGTTCTCGACCAATTCGAAGATAACGATCATATCGATGGCCTCGAACTTTGGCGTCAATATAAGGTTTGGTGCGATGAAGGCAACGTGACCATGCGCATGAAACGTGACGATTTTCTATTTGAATTATCATCATATTTCAACAAGACGACTGACAACATCGTCAATGGCCGCAAGTCCACTCGTAACACCGGTTTCGAGGGAATCCGTTGGGATAAATTCGAGAAAGTGGAGAAAGCAAAGCCGATTGAAGCGAGGAAACTCGAACTCGATTCGACTATATCCGCTTTCGACCACATGGCTCAGGATTGGCCGGCCCAATACGCCGCCGATAATCCAACCGGAGGACCTCGGTTGCCTTGGGATCAGGTGACCACCACATTGAAAGATGTGGACACCACCAAACTGCATTGGGTACGAGTACCTGAGAATCATATCGTCATCGACTTTGATCTTAAGGGCGATGACGGCGAGAAGAGCCTGGAACGTAATCTTGCCGAAGCCGCGAAGTATCCGCCAACGTATGCGGAACTCAGCAAATCCGGTAAGGGCGTACACCTGCATTATATTTACGATGGTGACGTGACGAGACTCAAACCTCTGATCGATATCAACGTGGAATGCAAGGTGTATCGAGGGAAGTCAGCATTACGAAGGAAACTCAGCAAATGCAACGATCTCGATGTGGCGCATATTTCCAGCGGTCTTCCTCTCAAAGGAGATAAAACCATGATCGATGAGAAAGCGATCAAAGATGAGCAGCATCTTCGCAATCTTATTAAAGGAAACCTAAGAAAGGAATATTGTCCCGGAACCAAGCCATCGATCGACTTCATCTGTAAGTTGCTGGACGAAGCATACGAGTCTGGCATCCAGTATAACGTCGAAGACATGCGTCTGGATATTCTCAATTTCGCCATGAACTCCACGCATAATCGGGATTATTGCATGAAGGTTGTGGCGAATATGAAGCTTCGTTCCGACGAACCAGACAGCTTGGATCCGCCAACGCATACCGGGACGCCTGATATTCTGACATTCTACGATGTCGAAGTGTTTCCGAACCTGTTCATGATCTGCTTCAAAGACGCAGGCGATGAGAAGGATCATCCGGTGAAGACCTTGATCAATCCAGATCCGAAGGATGTTCGCAAACTCTGCGGCAAGGCGCTGGTCGGATTCAACAACCGACGATATGACAATCATATGCTGTATGCGTGGGGTTGGCTCGGCTATGACAACCAACAGCTCTACAACCTGTCTCAGGATATCGTAGCTGGCGGACCTCGCAGTCGAAACGCCATGTTCCAGAATGCCTACAACATCTCCTATACGGATATCTACGACTTCTCCTCAAAGAAGCAGTCGTTGAAGAAATGGGAGATTGAGCTTGGGATCGATCATCACGAACTCGGCATGCCGTGGGACAAACCCGTCGATCCGAAGCTCTGGGATCTGGTGCAATCATATTGCGAGGATGATGTCCGAGCGACGGAAGCAGTGTTCAACAAACGGCATGAGGATTTCGTGGCCCGTCAAGGTCTGGCGAATCTGTCTGGTCTCACACCGAATGATTCGACGAACCAACATACGGCGCAGATCATATTCGGGGACGCGAAGAATCCGCAGAAGGAATTCCCATTCCCGGATTTGAGCGAAACCTTTCCAGGGTATACCTTCGACAAATTCGCTGACAAGGATCACAAGTCCAAGTATTTGGGCGAGTATCCTTCCGAAGGCGGATATGTGTGGGTATACGGCATGGCGAATGGTGACAATGGTCCATATTACGGACGTCGGATCCAATGGTCCATGACCGGGAAGGATCGACTCGAACGATATCGTGAGGTCTATCGATCCCAGGATATGGATTTCGACACCATGCATCCTGATCTGGCGAAGCGTCTCGAAGGATATTCATATGACGGTACCGATCAATTTATGCCTGAACTTCCGGACAAGAAGCTCGGCGGCATGTTCGGCAATGTCGGTTTGCTTGATGTGACCAGTCTACACCCGTCGAGTCTTGAAGATATGAATTTCTTTGGTCCATACACCAAACGATTCAGCGATATCAAGGCCGCTCGTGTTGATATCAAGCACGGTGATCTCGAATCCGCTCGTCGACGTATGGATGGTGCTTTGGCTCCACTGCTTAAGGAGGGCGAAAACACCAAGTCGCTTGCACAGGCACTGAAGATCGTGATCAATTCGGTATACGGTTTGACCAGTGCGAAGTTCCCGACAAAGTTCAACGATGTCGGGAATGGCGCCAACGATCGCAATGCCGACAACAAGATTGCGAAACGCGGTGCCTTGTTCATGCTTCTGCTCAAGCAGAAGGTCATGGAGCTTGGCTACACCGTCGTGCATATCAAAACCGATTCGATCAAGATAGCCGATATCGATGAATATGTTGTGACATTTGTCAATGACATGGGAGCGAAATATGGCTACGGATTCGAACTCGAAGCGATCTACGACAAGATGTGTATCGTCAACAAAGCGACGTACATCGCCCATCATTGTTACGGCGACGACGGGCACGACGCCGCATCGCATGGTGGTTGGGCGGCAACGGGTGCGCAGTTCGCCGTACCCTACGTCTTCAAGACGCTGTTCTCTCATGAAACGATTGATTTCAAGGATCTTTGCGAAACCAAATCCGCCACGACATCGATCTACCTAGACTTCAACGAGGGGCTACCCGAGGACGAACATCGCTATGACTTCGTCGGCAAGGTAAGCGCCTTCAGTCCGGTCCAACCGGGGTGCGGTGGAGGTCTGCTGGTCCGCGACAACGGAAACGGCGGTTACGCCGCGCTGTCCGGCACCAAGGGCTATCGATGGAAGGAATCGAGCGTTCTCCGAGACAGTCACAAACAAGATGAAGTCGATTACACCTACTACGAACATCTCGCCGATGAGGCACGAGATGATATTTCGCAGTATGGCGATTTCGACTGGCTGGTAAACGGCGAACCCTATGTTTCGCCGAATCCTGGAAGCAATGATCTGGTTGCTTCCTTGACTCGATAATACACAGATCAGAAAGGTCAGCTCATGAGTGTGAGCGATTTTTTAAGTTTGATGATTTCACTCGGCTTGCTTATACTCATGAGCTGGTTTGTAGACAATCATAAATTCTAAGGAGCAATCATGTCAATTACTATGATCGTTACGATTTGGGCACTGGTCCTGATGATCAGCGTCAATCTATGGACCTATATTCCCAAGCAACGACCGATACCTCGACACTCCGATTTGTATATCGCCATGATGGAAACATTTGATCGTCCGGCAATGGTACCGATTGAATGTGGAAGGAAACGATAGGTACTATCTAACCTCATTTGAACTGAGGATAGATAAAATCAGACCTACCTTGAAAGTAGGTCTGATCATACTATAAAAGGAGTAAACCATGAAAACCAGAACCGAAAACTGGAGAGGATACAGCATCAGGTTTGTCGAGATCGATGGCAACTGGTGGGCTGTACTCAAGGATATTTGCGATGCGCTGAATCTCAGTACTTGGGGTATAGCTCAACGACTTGAAACAAATATGTTAGAAAAGGTGCTGATCGATGTATCTAACCTCGGTTCAAACGAGGTTAGATCGCGTGGTGACAATAAAACTCGATCCATGCTCGTCGTCAACGAAATCGGCATCTACGAAGCATTGTTCGCGTCTCGCAGACTTGAAGCACGAAAATTCCGCATCTGGGCCGGAAGCGTACTGCAACGGCTTCGTCAGAGCATCGGTCTCAAACAATACGAGATCATGCGCATGACCGATCCAGATATTCAGGATCAGATCAATTATATGCTCGACGATATCTTCTACGACCCAGAAAGCGATCAGCTTATGTGCTCGGTCACGGTCCAGGGCGGAGATGTCGACGTACGACCATTCGATGAAGTATACAAAGAACAGGAGTAAAACCATGGCACTCACCACCGAAGAAGTAGACGATCTCATGCATTGCAACTGCGATGCCGAGGTCAAAGCTCTTGATTTCGATATCACGACAAACCGGATCAAAGCGATCCTCATCTGCACTGGATGCGGCAAAATGGTATCGGTGTCCGGTGATATTGACAGGATTTCGGATGTACGATATGACGAAACGGTCCGATTGGTCCAAGACGAATCGGAGGACTGCGAATGAAACTTCCATTCAAAGTCCATTTTGAAATGCAACCAACTATTGTAAAGAATAAGGAGAAAATCATGTCTGATAATGACACCACACAAATCCTCGATGCGAACGAAGTCATCGATCAATCCAAGTCCACGCTCAAGGATGTCGTACTCGATCATCCGGCATATCTGGCATTGGCCGGCCTCGGCATCTTTGCCATTGGGTATCAGCTCGGACGCAACCAGGGTGTGAACTCGTTACTGAAGTTTGCGATGAGCAACTGATGTTATATTTACTCATAGGCGCCATACTGGTTATGATTTTCGCAGCTTGGTTCCCATTGTGGTGGGATGATCATTTTTAACGCGAAAGAAACACGGCCTTTAATGAGAATATTAATTCAAATTAAAGGAGTTAATCATGACCGATATTTATGTCAAGCCCGTCATCATCGACATCGAAACTGGAGACATCATCGATAATGATTCATTTGACACCAAAATGTTGTTGATCTTATACAAACTCGGCTATATTTTCCAAGCCGAACGATTCAACGAACAAATTGATTCGTGGAACGAAGAGTTTGAACGTCTTTATCCAGACATTTATAATCATCTGGATGATCCAGTCAAACGGGAGTTCTACGACAATTTCATTGTTGAACGTTGGCAGAAGATCGTAGACGATTTTAATAATATAGCATCAACAATCGTTAAGGGTGCCAAACTATTTATCGACGATCTCTGTGTCAAGATGAATGATGGCAAAGGCCATATTATCGAATCGAGAATCGTTAATCCAAATTAATAATCGATAAAAAGACCGAGTCGCACATGCGGCTTGGTCTTTATCTTTTTGGCTATATTCGCGAACCAGACATGTCGTTTAATGAGAACCATCAAGAAAAGGAGTCAACATGTCTGTTGATATTTGCCAAGCCATCGCTGATTTCATTCTCATCACGATTGTCGTGCTGGGGATCGAAGCGGGCATTCAAGATCGTATCAAGCATAAGGATATGACCTGGTTTGCCTGGATCGGTCGCCACTGGAATAATCATAAGGAGAAGAAAGCAGCCAACAAACTAACAAAGAAACAAGACATCAACGAAATCACTTTCGCTGAGAAGTAATCATAAGCCTGAGTCGCACATGCGGCTTTGGCTTTGCATTTTAAACAAAAGGAGATCATTATGCCTATCAATATCATCAAGCGCCCGAACGGTGACATCAACAAGATCGAATGCGAGAACGTTCGTCTGATCTGGACGAATTTCGCAGGTCGCGAAGGCAAGTACAATCCGGCCGGCAATCGCAACTTCAACATCGTTCTCGAAGAATCGGATGCCAAAATGCTTCAGGACCTTGGCCTGAACGTCAAGTTCCATGAGGGCCGTGATGAAACGGAACCTGGTATCTACACGCTTCAAGTGAAGATCAACTTCAAGTCCTACAATCCTCCGGAGATCTGGATGAAGAATTCGCACGGCAACGCCCAGTTGGATGAGGATTCCGTCAAGATGCTCGATCCGCTGGTGTCCGCCGACGCAGTGACCGAGTCGTGGCTGAGCTTCAATCTGAACCATTACGAACAGTTCACCACCGCATATTTGCAGAAGCTGCTGGTAACAGTTCAGGAATCCGATTATGAAGCTCGATTCTTCGACGAACCGGATTCCGCCATGAATACCATGACGTTCCACAAGGTTGAGAAGGACTGATCATGTCATACGATAATCGAACCCCTCGACCGAGTGTGCTGAAGGTCTGCATCTATTCCATCCTCACCGGAGGATTGTATTTCTTCTGGTGGTTCGTCAAGACATTGTCCGGCGGATACCGCTGACATGACATCGCGACAGGTATGGGCCGTCGTCGGCCTGTACCTGTCCTTTATTTTTGAAAAGGTTCATCATGATTGATTTCGACACATTGAACGGCGAAAAACTCATCGATCAGGCATCCAAGCAACATGCCGATGTCTGCAAAGCCTCGGCACAGATCGCATCTCGATACGCGGATATCTCGGATCTGGTCAAAGGCAAGCATGTCGATATGAGCGCGGAGCATCTCGAACGATACAAGTATCCGACGGTGTATTTGGACCCGGATCGTATGGAAGAGATCGAAGATGCTCACGGCAATCCGATGATTCATATCTGGATGGAGTGCATGGATTGCACTGCCAGCGGTTTCATCGACATCAAGGATCAGGAGGAACTCCATGATAACAAGCAACGCCCGAAGCCTGCCAAGTCGCAGCGAGCCAGTGGCAACAGCATGGGTGGCCGAGACGTCTCGGAAAAATATTGCTAGGGCTCGTCATGTCTCCTATCTGCCGAGCAACTTCGATCGTCTCTGGGAGATCTTCACGCTGATATTCCCCGACGATGTATCGAATGTCGAATCGGCTGAGGATTTCGATGATCATTCATTGAAGCTTGTCATCAACAGAGCGACCAGGAGATTCTACGATGACGATCAATATGAAGTCGACGACTCGACCGAATATGCGATATTCACCGTGGAATTCGGCCAATGGTATCTGTGGACCAAAGGAGCGAGCCTCAATGGCGAACTATGAACCCGAAACGCCTGATTCGGACGTCTATGACAAACACGCCAAAGAGATATTCGAATATGTCTTGCCGGAACTCGCCAATAGTGTCTTCGAATACAAATCCGCTGGACCGCATGGAGTGAGCTTCATCACCGGCAGCGGTGATGTATTTCTCTGGTACGAACTGGCACCATATTCCAATGATCCATCACAGATTCGATGGATCTTGGAGCATGTTTGCCAGAAGGAACGTCCGGTTGAGAATACCGAACGTCCGATGGCCTTGGAAACCAAATACGATTGATATATTTACACAAAGGAGCAATCATGTCCGACACGACTTTTTCGCAGTCCGTAACCATGTCCAGCACATCATTCTCACCGATCGTGATATATAATGGCATGTCTCTCGCCGTCGAAAAGATGCGGGTATGCCAATGCGATACGCCTTTGGCTATGACCAAGCCGATGGTCGTTGCCAATAAAGGCCGCATGTATGCATGCATGAGCTGGTGCCCGTTCTGCGGCACAAAGCGCCGAGTCGAATGCAGCATCTATCATTTTCCCAAAACAGCATCAAGCGATGTGTGGGAACTCGATGCCGATAAGATCTATACATTCGTCAATGAGGTCAATAGACGAGGATATTTGCCTGTACTGGCATCCGATGCCAATCTTGCATGGACGTATCCTCAATCCCATGCCGATGGAACCTTCACCATCAACATATTTGATATGGCGATCGGACGAGGTCTCACTGTACGAGCGCCGAAAGGATACATCCTCAAAGACATGGATATGTCGCAATTCGATAAACGAGTGATCCAAGAATTCGATACTCTTGGATCTCTTGGACTGATCTATCCGAAGGAGCCTGCTCATGCCAACGCCTGACGCATACCGTAGCGCTCGTTGTCTGCTTGGTCTTACCCAGCATCAAGTCGGTAAGCTGATGAAGATTCGTCGGGAAACCGTTTGCCAAATGGAATCTATCAATCCTACCACCACGCGAACATGGGCCGCATATTTGTGCTATTACGACGTCTGGCTGCGTGAGTACGCTCGTTTGAGGCAACCGCAGAATCTTTTTGCGGTTGATGCGATTCTTAATGGGAATACCACGGTCGTATCGTGGCTTGGTGAGTTGGAAGAACCCGAGGAAGCTCATCACGGTCGGGCGCATCCGAACCGTATCGTGGAGCTTAACGAGACATTTCCGAACATCATGGCTACCGTTCAATTTCTCATTGCGAACAATTATGCCAATGGAGCTCCAAGGACCATACAGACGAAAATCTCGCAAATACTTAATGGCTACACGAAACGGAAGACGCTATACGGATTCCATTTCGAGAATGTATGAAAGGAGTAATCATGACACCGGAAAGTGTGTTTGAGAAAGCACGCAAACAATTATCATGTCATCGTGGCAGTTCGATCCTCATCGAGGACGCATGGCGAATCGATACCACTCATTATGAATGTCTGGCAATGTGCTCTCGCTGCAAACGAGAAGTATATATCGAAATAACCAGAGACGAGTATCGCAAGATGGATAATCGTGAGATCTGGCAGGAATAGGAGAATGCAATGACAACCGATACCCTTACCCACGATCAAGCTCTCGAGAAGGCCGAATGGATCGACAAGTTTCGAGAACTCGGATTCGTCTGGGATGGCAACATCGATGATCAGCCGAATCTCTCGAAATGGCGTCATAAGAACATCGGCCATCTCACAGCTCGTCTGGCCTTGGTGACCGATAGCGAGAATGAACGTAATGGTCATTTCGTGGCCATGATCCGCATTGGCCTGAGCCATGTCATGCGTCCCGATATCCATTTGGGCGCGGAGACACCGGAAAAGCTTCAGCAGATCTATGATGTGGTGACGGAAAGCGTGGAGGAGTCATGACCTCAATCAGCATCGGACCATATTTACGATGGAAGCTCAAGAACCTCGGATTCGAGTATGATCCCGTTGAGGACATCTGGTTCTGGGGTTGGAAGAAGAAAGTCCGTCTCAACCTCGATCGATCCATCGGCATGTTCTGCTGGAGTGCCTCGGTGGTGACGGCTAAGGCGCCAGCATCCTATGTGGATGATCAGCATGCCATTATCAGCTGGAACCAATCGGAAGAGGAGTTTCTCAAGCTGAAACGCTCGACCATCGAATATTACATCGGCGATATGGTGCGAAAACACAAGCCGACTGTGGCGAAATAACCGAAAATGCTATCTCAACATGTGGCCAGGAAACATATATCGCGTTTCGTGCACATATTGTGCACATTTCGCGAGGTTTCTGTGGCCACATGTTGTATTTAGCGTAAAAACCTAGTACTTTGTCCGGTTAAAGTACTAGGTTTATCATATAAGGAGCAAAATCATGGGGATCAACTTCATAGACCTCAAAACACAGAACTGGTGTGGACACAATGTTCGTTTCGTGAAGTACTGCGGAACGTGGTATGCGGTGTTAAAGGATATTTGCGACGCGTTGGATCTTAATACTTATAATATAGCATATCGCATTGATGCAAATAACATACGAAAGCTGTCCATCCCATCAAGAGAAGCCATCACTCAACCCATGCTGGTCGTCAACGAACGCGGTATATATCAGGTGCTGCTGTTCAAAGACAGACGACCTGAAGTGCGGGAGCTTATCGATTGGATGTGCGACATGCTCGAGCGTATGAGAACTGCTATCGGACTGCGACCATATGAAGTCATGCGCATGACTGAACCAGAGATCCGACGTAGAATCGACGAACAGCTCGACGACGTTCTCGTATATAATAAGGAGTAATTATGCCTGGTGTCAACTTACGACAGTTTCAGCACGAGTGCGTGCAGGCCCTGAGGTCGGGTAAGGTGTTGGCGGCCGGAGTTGGCGCCGGCAAGTCCATTATGGCGTTGTATTGGTACGTCACCAAGTGCTGTACGGTGCGGACGTCGCACAACGCCAATGGCGAACTGTTCCAGATCATGCCGGGGAGTCCGGATCTGGTGATCATCACGACCGCCAAGAAACGCGATAACCACGAATGGGATGACGAGCTCTATCGCTACGCCCTGCATCAGGGTGAGAATTCGAAGAAGATGGGTAGGGTTCATGTCACGGTGGATTCGTGGAATAACATCACGAAATACGTCGATACATCGGCCGTATTCATATTCGACGAGCAACGCGCCATCGGGTCGGGAGCCTGGAGCAAGGCATTCGTGCGGATCGCCAGACGTAATCCCTGGGTGATGCTGAGCGCGACTCCCGCCGATACCTGGAGCGATTGGTGCCCGATATTCGTCGCGGATGGGTTCTACCGCAATCGAACTGAGTTTTTTCGTCGTCATGCAGTATATTCCCGGTACACGAAATATCCGAGAATAGACCGCTGGATCGATGAGGATTATCTGAACAGGTGCCGTGATCATGTGCTGGTGACCTGCGAGGTGCCGAGAGAGACCGAACGCGTGGTGCATCAACTGACCTGTGCATATGATAAGGAGACGGTTCGCAAGGCGATGAAGACACGGTGGAATCCTGAGACGGAAGAGCCGTTCCTCAACGCCACGGAACTGTGCTTTTATCTGCGGAGGGTGATCGATACGGATCCTACACGTCTGTCGTATGCCGCACATGTGGTACGTGATCATCGCAAGGTGATCATATTCTACACGCTGCGTGCCGAGCTGGAACAGATTCTGAAGCTTGAAGAGGTCACGGGCGTGCCGGTCTACCAGTACAACGGTGGTCAGCACGATGATCTGCCTCAGGGAAAATCCTGGGTGTATGCGGTGCAGTTTCAGGCTGGATCCGAGGGTTGGAATTGCACGAGCTGCAACACGGTTCTGTATTGGTCGCTGCCGTATAGCTACAAACAGGCGGAACAGGCGGCCGGTAGGATCGACAGGTTGGACACGTCGTATAAGACCCTGAACTATTACATCATGCGATCGTTCGCGCCTTTGGATCTGGGAATCATTCGGGCGCTTCGGAACAAGGAGGATTTCAACGCCTCCGGGTTCTTGAGGAGCAATGCGCGACAAAAGGAGTAAATATGCCAAAAGGAAGAACCGAAGTTGTCTATATTTACCTTGGGCAACGTAACATGCAATATGATCCGTTTGAGATATACGAGCTTCGAGAATGGATCGAAGCCAAGGTGTTACTATGCTCACATAAGAATGTGAGTTATGGCATCAGCAACGCTTATAGAATCGAACGAGAACCGGTCATGCTGAGGCCGGATGGATATACTGTGGATCTCTATAGCGAAACTCGGAGGGTGGTGTGCCCGAATTGCGGGAAACGTAAAACCGTCGTGTTTCAGGCTCATGATACATCCTCTGTATGGTACCAGGAAACACGGTTCGATTATGGTAAGGAGTGAACATGCGTATTAACGAATTCGAATTGGTCAATCCCATGAGCAAGGTGCAGAACACCATTGCAAGATTGATCGATCATCGCGGGTCATGCGATGATCTGTCGCCGAGACATGAGATCATCATGAGTGATATTCTGCTGTTGCAGACGGATCTCGCACATCCTGAGATATCATATGATATGACCGAGACAAAGATCAACGCCTATTGTCCTCGCTGTAGGAGACATGGATCCGGATGGATTGAGACCAATGGATGGTTTTCTGCGGTGTCGCCATCACGTGGAGTAGTGATTCGTCGCGCGATGGATGAGCTTCCTGCTCGTATGGATAGACATGGTCGTGTTTGCGGACATCGTCGTTTGATGATGTCTTCCGCAGTTCGATCGAAGGATATTGCATTCCATGTCAGGGAGGAGAACACCAGGAATTATATCTGGTTCAAGAAGCGTAAGGCTTTGGCGAAGCAGTGGTTCCCGTTGAGCAGCGGTGACGAACAGTACCATTTGGTATGGTGTCCGGACTGTTTTGCGATGACTTGCGTGGACGTCGGAAAGACGTCTTTTACGCGGTACGACCCCTCAAACGCCAGTTTTAAAGGGAGTGAATGGTACTAAAAAGCAGTTCTAAATGTGTACAATTTGTGTGACAAAAGCAGTTCTAAATGTGTACAATTTGTGTGACATGTGTACAATTTATGTGACATGAGCAAAAAATGCCCTTGATGCGGTAAAAACGCCAAAATCGGCTTTGTCACACAAATTGTACACACAAATCGGTTTTGTCACACAAATTGTACACATTTGAAAACGTCTTTTATGGCCTGAAAACGTTGGAATTTCAACGTTTTTGGGGTTTTGAGGGTGTTTTTCTGTGTGTACAATTTCTGTGACCTACTTCTATTCCGAATGGGGAAGAGAGAAAATAATATTATCTGTAAGTATAGAAGAAGTAAAAGTATGTCACACAAATTGTACACATTTGAAAACCACTTTTTTGCAGAAAGGAACCATCATGACTTATTTCATCCTCGATGGCAATCGAGAAACTATTTACGAAATCGCTCACGACATGATCGGGTGCAGATGTCAACCAGGGACTCCGGTATGCATCAGCATCCCGAAGATCGATCCGGATGAACTCACATCTCAGGAACGCCGCAATTTTTCCATGAACGATTTCGTTCTGGCGTGTTATTGTTCCGGATGTCGCAAGCGAACCAAACTCATGGTACCGCTCGATAAGATCCCTCACGTCGATGCCGACGCAATCCGACAGATCGCACAGCAAATGTCGACAGAGGGGATTAATTGCAATCATGATCGAGAGAGTTGGGAAGTGACCGCACCAGTTATTCGAGATGATGCTCCGAGTCAAATCGATTTGAATGGTGTTCGCTTGTTGCTACATATCGTCTACTGCGTGAAGTGCCGACGTCTTGTGCATGTGTACATTACCGATACTCATCGAGTGTTTTAGGAGGAACCATGCGTTTTCGCGAACCAATATTCGAACAGCCCATGCGTGTCATGGAAGATGATCATATCTGCCATGATATCGACGATTACAGCTACTATGCCGGAATGCAGTTGGAGGACGCCAAGCGCGAACTCGTCGAGCATAACGGCGATGAGATCATCAAGATCGGATGGATGCACGTGGTACCGTTGCATCCCGTTCGGAAGTACCAGGATCATCCGATTAAGATCACTACACTTCGATATGGCACTTCGGAAGTATTTCCGAATATTTACGAAGCAAGCATTAAGAAAGGCTTTAGTCTTAATTCGTTGCGTGAACTGTTGTGTGGAAGGGGCATGTGGTCGGATAACTTCAATGCTGAATACATCTAGATCGTTGTGCACAAATGTGCACAAACATCGTCTCGTACATTTCCCATAATGGATAGAATATACATATAATTACAGGTATCTCCCGTATTTTACGGTCGGAGGTTTTTCATGGTTTTAGAGCGAGACTTCCAGCGTAAACTGGTCAAGCGCTTGAGGACAGAGATTCCAGGATCCATTGTCATGAAAGCTGATGCGAATCAAGTGCAAGGTATTCCGGATCTCTTGATCCTTGCGCATGGCCGATTCGCTTCACTGGAAGTCAAACGCTCTGCTACCGCATCTCATCGACCTAATCAGGATCACTTCGTTCAGAAGATCAACGACGATGGCGGCTTCGCTTCATTTGTCGATCCTTCGAATGAAGATGATGTGGTAGACCAAGTCAAAGCATATCTATCCAAAGCCTAGGGAATCACGGCTTTTTAGTTTAGGAGTCATCATGACATTCACGTTCAATCAGCACACTGACCTTCAAGGTAAGCATGCATATTTGAGTGCCAGTCATCATGTCTGGCTCAACTATGACGATGAGCACTTCAAGGATATCTTCTATTCCAATCTCATGAAGGAACGTGGCACACAGCTTCACGCCTTCGCCGAGTTTGCGAATAGGATGGGCCGAAAGATGCCGCGCAACCACGAGACCATCAACGAGTTCATCAATGATGGCCTTGGATACAACATGAGTCCAGAAGTGGTGCTCTATTACAGCGAGTATTGTTTCGGGACTGCCGACCTTATCGGTTTTGATCCAAAGAAGAAGCTTCTTCGAGTGTTTGATCTCAAGACCGGACAGAAGGACGTGCTCGAGTTCGGACAGCTGCATGTGTATTGCGCTCTGTTCTGTCTCGAGTACAACATCAAACCAGATAACATCAATTTCGAATGCCGACTCTATCAGAATGATGAAGTTCGCATCGAAGAGTTTACCGATCCGGAAACCATCAAGGATGTCATGAATCTTATCGTTCATGATGATAAGATGATTCGTGAACTTCGCGCCGAAGCGAAAGCTAATAAATTGATCTTCTAGAAAGGAGCGGATTATGGCTGAAGAGTCATATTCTGGTGATGACGAGTCGTTGTATGACTTCGAGCATTACGGTACTCCACATCAGGGTGCCACTCCGCATTCCGGACGGTACAAATGGGGTTCCGGAGATGAAGATTCCTTAACCAGAGCCAATGGCTTGCTGGGTCAAGTGGCTAGGCTCAAAGAGCAAGGGATCAGAAATTCCACAGAGATCGCACGAGCGCTTGGCATGACCACGACTGAGTATCGAGCCCGATATTCCATGGCGTGGAATGAAGCCGAGAACTATACTCGCAACCGAGCTCTGAACCTACAGAAGCAAGGTTGGGGTGCTACGGCTATCGGCAAAGAACTCGGACGTTCCGAATCGACAGTCCGTGGCTGGCTTAAAGATGGTCGTGAAGTTCGTAAGGACATCGCTACCGATATCTCAGAAAAGCTCATGGCTTCGGTTCCGAAGAACGGTGGTCTTGACATCGGTAAATCCTCAGAACTATATCTGGGAACTTCTGCCGATAAGCTCAAGGTCGCAGTGCAGATGGCGGTCGATAAGGGCTACGAAGTTCACTACATGTATGAGAATCAGCTCGGCACTGGTCCTGGCCAGAAGACGACCCTTAAGCTGTTGACCGCTCCCGGTGTCAAGGTTTCGGGCCCGGAAGGTTTGTATGCTCATCGTGAGCGTATCGCCTCTTTGGCGAAGAATCTTGATGACATTCCAGAAGGATCTTCCGGTGTGCTGAAGCCTCCAGTTTCGATCGATAGTAAGCGAGTTAAGATCGTTTATGCTGAAGATAAGTTTGCTGGATTCAAGGGCGTTGAACGAGATGGCGTGATGCTGATCAATCCCAAGGCTCCTGATCTTCAGTTGCCGGATGGTAAACGTTACGCTCAGGTTCGAATTGCTGTCGATGGTACTCACTATCTCAAAGGTATGGCCCTGGTTGGCGATCCTCGGTCGTTCCCTCCTGGCGTCGATGTGGCCTTCTGCACCAACAAGCACAAGGGCACTCCGAAGATGGATGTTCTGAAGAAGATGCAGACTATCAAGTCTACCAATGGAACAGAAGTCATCGATACGGAGAACCCGTTCAAGGCCGCTGTGCGTTTGCAGCCTATGTATGTGGATCCGAAGACCGGTAAGAAGAAGCAATCTGCTCTGAATATTCTGAACACCGAAGGCGACTGGGATGGTTGGTCGAAGAATCTTCCATCTCAGATGCTTTCCAAGCAGGAACCTTCGTTTGCTTCTCAGCAACTCGGTATCGCTCTGGATCGTTCTCGATTGAATCTGAAAGAAATCAAATCGTTGACCAATCCAGTTGTCAAGCAAAAGCTTCTTCAAGAGTTTGCTGACGAATGTGATTCCGCTGCCGTTTCTTTGAAGGCCGCCGCTGTTCCTCGTCAGAAGTCTCATGTAATTCTTCCGATTAATTCGTTGAGTGATCGTGAGATCTATGCGCCGAACTACCGAAACGGCGAGAAGGTGATGCTGGTTCGATATCCGCATGCTGGTCGATTTGAAATGCCTGAACTTGTGGTGAACAATCGCAACAAGGAAGGTCTCAAATATATCGGCAATGCGAAGGATGCAGTCGGCATTAATTCCAAAGTGGCCGAACGTCTATCGGGTGCTGACTTCGATGGAGATACTGTTCAGGTAATTCCGAATAAAAGTGGTCAGATTAAGAATGCCGCTCCATTGAAAGGACTTCAAGGATTCGATCCCAAAGAATCATACGCTTTGCCAAAAGACATCAAGCCTAATGACAAGCGTTTGATTTCTCCGGAGATGAAGCAGCGTCAGATGGGTATCGTATCCAATCTGATTACCGATATGACGATTAAAGGCGCTCGTCCTGACGAATTGGTTCGAGCAGTTCGTCATTCCATGGTTGTGATTGATTCCGAAAAGCATAAGCTCGATTGGAAACAATCCGAGACTGATAATAACATCAAGGCTCTCAAGGAGAAGTTCCAAAGTGGTGGAGCTTCTACTCTTGTTTCAAGAGCTAAGGGTGTGGTCCGTCTTCCGGAGCGTAAGCCCCGATCCATGAAGAATGGCGGTCCGATCGATCCTGAGACAGGTGAGAAGCGTTACGAACTTACCGGCGAATCTCACGGTCGAGCAGTTCGTAATTCGAAGGGTGAGGTTGTTCGTTATGAAACAGTCCCCAACCTTACGAAGTCTACGAAACTTGCCGAGGCTAAAGATGCCAGGGAACTTTCTTCTGGTACTTTGATGGAATCTATTTATGCTCGTTACTCTAACGGCATGAAGGATTTGGGTAACCAATCTCGAAAGGCATACCTTCAGGCGGAGCCTTTCAAAGTAGACCCCCAGGCGAGAAAACAATACGCCCCTGAAGTTAAGAAGATGGTAGCCCAGCTCAATGAAGCCAAGAAGAACCAACCTCTAGAACGCCAGGCTCAGGTCATAGCCAATGAGAGGCTTCGTGCCATCAGGGAAGATCATCCTGACTATGACAAGGAAGATCTCAAGAAGGCTGGACAGAAAGAACTCAAACGAGCTAGAGCTATTGTTGGTATTCAATCCAAGAGGGTGGATCTTACAGATCGAGACTGGGAGGCAATTCAAGCGAGGGCCATCTCAGCAAATCGTCTTCGTGAGATACTGCAATACGCTGATCCCGATCGAGTTCGAGAACTAGCAACACCGAGAAAGAAAGAAAAGCTTCCTTCTTGGGCTATTGCTAGAGCGAAATCGCTTATGAATGCTGGCTATACCAATGCAGAAGTCGCAGATGCTTTGGGTATTTCAACTTCAACATTGTCTGAGAATCTTGGGAAGTGATGAAGTATGACATTATCACCACTAGAGCAAGCATGTCTTAGGCATGATGTATTGGTAACCACAGTGGACAATCCCATCAATCCATTTGTTGATTTTGAAGGATGGATGAATCTAGACATTGCCATGGGCTATGATACATGTGGTCTAGTTAGCCAAATGTTCATGGGTTATGACAACATGTCTGATGAGGATCAAGCAATCGAGTATGCTCGAATGATTCGAGATCTCTTTGCTCATGATCCTTTGGGTGTGTACACATTAGCTAAACGTCCATCATGGCGTGAAGTTCCATCTGCTGCCTCAAACGAATAGCATGATGCGATTGCACATCTGATCGCATCATGTTGCTTGTCATCGACAACATATGTAATGACAAACATAACAACAATGCATGATGCTTGATGCATGTTACATGATGAATGATGAATGATAAGATTCGTATAAGCAATGAATCACATTCGCTCATATGAATCTTATCGTTCATCGTTCATTGTCAATCATTCATCAATCATTGTCAATCATCGTTGTTGATTGTCATTGTAAATGAAAATGATTAAATGTGAATGAATTAACTTTCATTCGACCGCAACCATCTATGGATGGTTTGTAAATGTAATTTATAATTCATATCAAAGAATAATTTTGAATTTAGATTCGTTCTAATTCAAAATTGTTGAGATGCCCAATCCTAGGATCTCTTTTGAGACACCGGGGGAGGGGGTCGTGGAAAACACACCCCCTATGGCAT